CCCTATTCGGTTGTGGTTGGTCTGGGACGCGGGACGGTCACGCAGGCTCTTTAACGGCTTTGACCTTGACGCGGGGCTTCTCGGCGCGGTCGAGAAGATACTGCAAGTGATCGACTTTGATGATGACAAGCGGGTCCTGAATGCGCCGGTGAATGTCGATGAGATTGCGATAGTGGGCTGCGTCGTGTTCGTTCATTTGGCCCTCGCAGCAGCGACAACGCGGCGCTTCTTGCTCTTGGCAATCTTCCGGGCCTTGCTGGCGTCATAGGTGTGGACGCGCTCGAGCTTGGTTTTGCCCTTGGCGTCGGTCTTGAGCTTTACCTTGCCGACTGTCTTGGTGGTCATTGCTTGGCTTCCTTTTCCTTCAGCGCTGCTAGAATTTGCCTCACGTCGTCGATGGGCACCGGTACGTTGAGGGAGCCGATAGACGCCATTAGGGCGGTCGCAGCCTCAAGGCGGGCAGTTAAGGTCATACCTCATCTCCGCAATCGCCAATCGGCTGAACATCGAAACACGCGGCCGACGTGATTTCAACGTCTCGACCGTCAAGCATAGATGCCGAGACTTCAAGGCCATCGAGGATAGCGCGCGGGACTTGGTGGCAGATCTCAGTGTCGATGACTTCCACGCCAGCCTCTCCGGTCGCTAAGAGGATGTAGAGCAGGGCTAGGGTTTTCATGGACCATATCCAATTGTTGGCGGGCCGTTGTGCTTCCAATCCCAGATGTACCAAGCGTGATTGAAGCTGGGACTTGTCTTAGGCTTTCCGTCTGCTTCAACGAACCATGCAATGCGCTTCATCAAAATGATTTTCCGCTGAAATGCTGGACAGTCGCGGAACAGATGCGTCCGACTTTTGGCGTGGTCAAAATCGGTGCGCAACAACATCGCGATTTTGCCGACTTCGCTGGCTTCAAAATAGCGGAGCCAAATCATTCGCGCTTCCCCTTGTGTTTGAATGCCAAGCTGAAGAACTTGGCCCCAGTCTTCGCCTCTTTGATCCAGCCCTTGACCCATCCGCTTGTGGCTTGCTGGCAATGGGGACACCGAACTTTGAATTCGCCCTCATACTGCGGTGCTTCTCGCTCTTGATGTCTTCGTCCTTCATCCTGAACAGGTTGCAGGCGTCGTCGCGTTGCTCGAAGCTCATTCTGCGGCATCAATAAGAGAGAGTAGCGACTTGTCGCCGGATTTTGTCTCTGCCGATTGCAGGTTTTTCACGGCCTGCTTGAAGTACGACCCCTTCAGTTCTGCACCGATTGCCTTGCGGCTCATCTGCAACGCCACGTACAGCTCAGACCCGATGCCTGCGAATGGCGAGAACACAACGTCGCCGGGGTTGCTCCATAGATCGACGCACCGACGGATGACGGTCAGTTGCAGCGGCGATATGTGAGCTTCGTCGGGCTCGTCGCGGGATTCCTTGCGGTTCAGAACATCCCCTTGCGCGATATCCAACCACACACTCTCGGCGTAGCGTTGCCAGACCGCGACCGAGTACCATGGATCGCCAGGCTTATCGTGGCTCACGCCTCGAAAGCTGCTCTCGGATTTCAACGCACCATCCGGCGTTGTCTCGTTGCCATAGTAGGCGTCGAACGGCCCAGACACGGGCTCGGCATTGTCGCCCGGCTTGCGGAACACCACTACGTAATCAGCCAGAGCCATGCGACTGATCGTCGAGTCTTTGCATACCTGCTTGTGCAACAGTCCGATAGACTTCGACCGCTGCATGGCTGCAACCGGGTCTTTGCGGATCATGACTTCTGAGTGGAAGTAAAACCCCGCGTCCATGTGAGCACGAACGATCTCTCCACGAAAGTCTCGAATGCCGATGAACCCGTCACGGGTTTTGCTGGTCGGCAACTGCATGCAATGCACACACACGATGCGGCCCGGCTTCGTCGCGCGAAAAACTTCGTCGATCAAAAACCGATAGTGGGTCCAGAACGTCTCCTTATCGGTGCAGTTGCTCATGTCGCGCGGGTCGTCTGAGAACGTGTACAAGCTCTCGAACGGCGGCGAGTAGACGGTGAGATGCACGCTATTATCGGGCAAACCGCGCGCCACTTCGACGCAATCGCCGTTCCACAACGTCCAATCCTTGCCGCTGGTCTGATCGTTCACGCGAGCCATGCCGGAACCTCCATCGTCTTTTTGTGCGCAACCGGACCATTCCGCGATGCGCCTTGACGCAATGAACGCTTCGTCAAATCCTTCATATGCTCGGCCATTTGCGCGAGCATGTAGTCTGCGGCTTGCTCCTTGGCGTCGAGATTGGCGACGACTGCGCCCTCGGTCTCAGCCGCGATCATGTAGACATCGACGGGCTTGGTTTGCCCAAACCGCCAGCACCGCCGAACGGCTTGATACAGTTGCTCGAATGAGTTGTTGAGCCCGAGGAATATCATCGCATTGCAGACCTGAAAATTCATGCCGAAACCGGCGATGCTCGGCTTACTCACCAGGTATCTAATGTCACCGTTTGCGAACCCGAGTAGATGCCTCGCCTTCACATTAGCATCGTCAGACCCTTGCACGTTGACGGCATTGCCGAGCACGTCCTTGATCATCGCGGCTTCGTCATTGAGTTGGCACCAAATCAGCCACGGCCGATCTGGATCGGCGTTGACTATTTTAGCGGCGGCATCCACACGCGCGGCAATTGACGACCTGCTCGCTTGCCGCTGCTCTTGCAGCGTATTGGCCTCGGTAGGGAAAAGCATGCCCGTGTCGATGTTGGCCTTGTACTCGACGGGCACCGTGATCTGATGCTTGCGAAGTGGTGGCAGATCATACCCAGGCTCGTCGTAACCGATATCCCGAGGATGTCGCATCACCACGGCCCATGTTGAAATCCAGAGCCAGAAGTCACGCTCGGCATGGCGCTTCAACCGCCAATCGGCAATCGGCTTCGATCCGTGGTTGCTGACGTTTGTCGCTCGGATCGAGCCGTCGTGGATGAACCACGTTGCAAGCATCTCCTTGGCCGACAGAACCCCCAAAAATTCGGCATGATTGCCGAGTTCAACGTAGTCGTTTGGTGCCGGCGTGGCCGTACAGCAAAGCCGATACGGGATCGCATTGCATAGCTCAGTCAGAATCGCCCGCGTTTTTGAGTCGTGCGATTTGATAATCGACGATTCATCGAGAACGACTGCCCCGAATTTGCCCATGTCAAACTTTTCGACGCGATCATAGTTGGTGACGATGATGCGCGTGTTCGCCTGCGATTTATCCGCCGCATATGACACGCCGTCGATGCCAAATTTGACGGACTCTTGAACAGTCTGCTGCGCCACGGCGAGCGGCGTCAGAATGATCACCTGCTTGCCAGTGTGGTCGGCCATAGCCGACGCCCACGACAACTGCTGCAGAGTTTTACCTAATCCCGTGCCTGCAAAGACCGCGGCGCGGCCCATGCGGAGCGCCCACGACACGATGTCGCGTTGGAACGGCTTCAACTGCTTCGGCAATGCCGGGATTCTGGTCATCCCGCACGCGAGCAATTTGGGCTGCTTGCGGGACAGAAATTCATCATACGTCGTCATTCTGACACCTCTCCCACCATGCGCTTCGATGTTTGCGTAAGAGCGTCCCGAGGAATGTCCTCGCCGTGCGAGTGACGGGCCAAAAGCTCCCGCTTGCGATGGATCGATGCGCCGAGCTCCGTCAGGGCTTGATTGCACGCGCCGCCAAGGCCACGCAGGCAAAGCGCATACGTCTCGTCAAACTCGACGGCGATTGTCTTGCACGTGCGGATTTCCGCGTCGTTGGGCAGCCGGCCGTTTTTGCGGCAGAAGTTCCACAAGGCAAGGTTCCAGCCCTCATCACCGGCCCGCCTGCCTATGGGCGAACGAAGCAGATCGTAGGCCTTGGCGACGGCTTTAGGCGTCCAGTCGGGGTGCGATAGCTCGCCCCTCTTGGAGGGATGCACCATCTCTGCGGCATCGGCGCAGGCCGTGCAGATTTCGTTGGGCGACGGCCACGGCTTCGTCTGCGTCGGACGATGCTCGCGGATGAGCAGATCGGCGGCCTTGTTCAGGACCGTCTCGCCGTAGCTTTTCGTCAGGCGGACCATCTCGCCCATGTAGGCCACGGGGTCAACGCTGTGCAGCGGCGCTCCGAAGGCCACGGCGAGGCGGGAAACGAGAACATTCGACATGGTGTCCTCACTGATAAGTTTTCAACGCGGCTTTGAACTTGGCGAGCTGGTCGTCCCGCTCGACGGCCCACTGCGGGCGATTCGATTGATCGCGTCGGGGCTTGTCGCGGCGGTCGCCAGCGGTTTTGAAATACCCAACCAGCGCCTTGACGCTTGGGACGCGAACCTTGTTGTCGGCCACGTCGGCCATCAACTCGGCGTAGCCGTCCCGAACCGCGTCGGAGCCGTACAGGCCAACGTTCGAGGCGACGATGCGCCGGGCGGCGTCCTGATCCGGGCAATGGACGTTGAGGAATTTGGCGATGCCGGTGACGATCTCGCTCGTCGATCCGTTCAATCCAGAAATTTCACTGGCCCCGTCCGCCTTCGCAGGCGCAGCCTCTTGTTCAGAGCGGACGGGCCTAGATTCTTCTCTTTGGCTAAGGCTATGGTTATGGCTCTTTATAGGGCTATTGATTTTGTTTTGTTTTTCAGAAATTACCCCCATAGATTCTGGGGGGGTATCTATGGGGGTGTCTGGGGGGGTATCCCCTAGGGTATCCTGGCGGGTATCCCCTGGGGTGTTCTGATCAGCTTGTCGCTCGGCTTCCCTTTTCTGATAGGAAGCGGCGGCAAGTTCACGCTCGGCGCGAGCGACGGTCCATCCGTCTGCATGTCGGGTGAGCTTGCCGAGGGCGGCGAGTTGGTCACGGACTTTGCGATAGGCATTGGTGTGAAGCCCCATGAATTTTGCCGCTGCCCCGTCGTCAACTGGAAGCCGGCGCTCAGTCTCAAAAATGAATGTGCAGACGCGGATGTAGAGCCCTTCTTGCTCCAGGGTCAGGCCGATGCAGCCGGACCTCCAGTCGCTTGGATAGAGCCGCACAAATCGGACGCCGCTCATGCCACGCCCCGCAATGCCAAATCGCGAATGCGGTTCACCGTGTAGTAATCAGCGGCGGTGAGATCGGTGCTGCTGAATGCAATCCGCCAGAGGTCGTTGCGATCCTTGCGGCTGATGAGCGCCGAGGCGGCCCCCAGCAAATCCAGGGCCGTTGCCTTGCAATCGTCACTTTTTTGCATGATATTAGGTCCTGCCTGTTACCCGTTGTGTGCGTTTAACGCCCGCCTTGGAGCCGTTGAGAACCCCGGCTCTAGGCGGGCGTCATTGTCAGCGAGGCTCGACGTAAGCGCGGGCGGCATGGCCGGCGCAGTAGCTGCCTCTGACCCGTTGCTCCCCGCAATATTGGGCCGTCTCGTTGTTGACGTGAGACGCGCAAGGCCAGCGGCAGTGATCAGCTTCCAGCTTGTCGAGAGAGACGCGGGCCACGTCGTCGGCGTGGGGAGGCGGTAGAGGCGTCGGCGCTTCAAGAGTGGACGGAGGCGGGACGCGGAGCGCCTGTGCGCGCTGTGACTTGCGGAGCTTGGGAGACGTGCGCTGCGGCCGGGGTGGCTTGGTGCGGCTCGTTGTCGAGCGGCCGCCAAGACCCAATCGATGCACCTTGCCGATGACCGCGTTTCGCGTGGTACTGCCAAGATAACCTGCGATCTCGCTGGCGCTCTTGCCTCGCAACCAGAGTTGCTGCAGTTGGTCGACTCTGTCTTCTGTCCACATGCCTTTTACCCCTTTTGGATTTTTCCCGTCGTGACGGCACGCACGCAGTCAGGCGCCCGGCAAATGAGCCGGGACGGGAACGCAACGCGACTACAGGGAACGCTTACTCTTTCAGGCTGCTGCCTGATCGCCGCCCCTTCGGAGGCGGCGAAACTTGAAACCCACCTCGTCACAGACCCTCACGAGAGCCGAGAGCGTCTTGAATCGCGGATTCCAGTCCGGCTTTTCCATACCGATCAGCACGGTGTCGCTAATGCCCGCCTTGCGGGCCATCTCAGCTTTTGTGAGCGTTCCCGAGGCGATAGCGGCCTGGACTCTGGTCCGTTGTTGGGTGACGTGATCCATGGGCTATTTATGGCACGCAATGACGTGGCGTGCAACCCGAACCCAGGTTAAAAAAAAAATCCTTGCGTTTTCAATGGGGCGTCTGTGGAAAACTGTTTTTGTGTAATTTAGCCGTTGACGAGGCACGTCATAGCGTATCTATTGGTGTCATCACTGAGGCGGTCAACCGGGTTCTCCAGCCGGATCAACTCCCCCTAACGCCGACCGCCTCAGTGTTTTTTTTCAAAGGGAGCCAAGCTATGCGCGTCAAGATCGATACCGACCTCGAACTTTGCATCCAGGGCGTAGAATTGACTTGGTTCAACTTCGTCGGCTACGCGGCGATCGACGAAGACGGCATGATCACCGGGATTTTTGAGCACGTGCCGTCCAAGGATTTCCTGCTGTCGTCCCATTATCGCGAGATTTGCGGGATGGTTTCGCCGGACGTGTTCCACGCTTTGAAGGCTGCGATTGCGCGCCAATGCGCCGACGCGATTGTCGAAGCCCTTGACGACTACAACGGCGCCCAGAACCGCCGCGCCATGGCGTTTGATCGTCGACGCGATCGAGCCAGCGCCTGACTGAGTTATCGGCTGTCAGTGGCATCGTGGCGGGTGATGCCGGGGGCCTGACAGTCGATCAACGGGGGCTGGCTACCGAAGCGGGCGGGCGTGCCAGCCCCCGACATCTTGGAGGTCGCGTGTGTATCCAGAGACAGCAGCAGCGCTCGGCTTCGTGGTTTCGCTCGTCGCTGCGCTTGCCTGGATGATTTGGACGGCGGGTCAGTAAAGGAACAGGCACATGGAACAGGCAACAAATGGACAAGCTACTGAGCACACGGGGGCTGCTGGGGGCGGCGCTGAACGGAATGCTGGCGACGGCAATCGTGATGGCGGGGTTCGCGACGGCGTGGTGCCTCTGGCAGATCGCAGCGTGGCTGGCGGGGTGACGCCGATACCGTCGAGCATTGTGCAGGCGATTTGTCAGATCATGGTGACGGTCGATGCCGTCAAGAAGAGCCAGCGCAACCAGCACGGCGGCTATAATTTTGCCAGCACAGACGACATCTATGCAGCCGTGACGCGCAAGATGGGCGAGGTTGGCCTTGTGATGCTGAGCCTAGAAGATCGATGCGAGATCAAGCGCGTTGAGCGGGACGGAAAAACCTCGCAATGGGCACACATGGAGTTTTCGTTCGTGTTGGCGACGACCGCCGACACATGGTCCGACGCTCGCGCTAAGCGGACGCTCTACATTCAAGTCACGGGGCCACAGACATTCCAGGCCGCGCAAAGCTACGTCGAGAAGGCTTACCTTCGCTCGCTGCTGAAGCTCCCGACCGGCGACGTTGACCTCGACAGCATGCCGCAGGCAGACGACGAAGAGTCAATGGTTGCGCTCAACGGCGGCAAGAAGCGCAAGAGCAGCGCGGAAGGCAAGCGGGACGGCAGCGTAAAGGAGTTTAACCGCCTGCGTGGCGAGATCGCCGCTGCGATTAACACTGAAATGCTTGCCCATGTTCGTGAGATTTACGCAGGCGATGAAGGTGCATGGTCTGGCATGCCGCCAGCGTGGGCCTCGACGCTGGAAGAGGATTACGAGGTCAAGATGGACGCCCTACGGGCGCAAGCGGCATGAGCCGAGACATCGACATTCGTATTAGCGCGGCATCAGACAAGGGCTTTGCCGTCCACGAAAGCGGCACCCTTGTGGCTGCGCTGACGACGAGAGCCGAGGTCGCGCAATGGATCGAAGATCGCCTTGGCAGCGTTCCAGGCGAGGTCGAAAGGGAACAGCACGAGATCGAGCAGGCGCAAAACGAGTTTCCTAACGTCGTTCGCGCCAGGACGGGGCCAAAGGGATTTTTTAGGCGGGGGTAAAATGAGTGACTTACTGTTGAGCCTTCATAGGCTGGACGCTGAAGCCAAGGCAGTTGAGCAAGAGCGCGCCGAAGTTATCCGGAAGATCACGGCTCAATCGCGCTGCGCAAAGTGCCAATGGATTAGCAATCCACGAGGCGGAGTCATCCCGACGTGCCGGGACATTGAGGGCGTAAACTACTCGCGTCGGGTCACGGAAGTGAACTACTGCAAGCGGTTTCCGGCGAAGGCCAAGGCTGAGGCTGCGTCATGAGTAAGCCCCGCAGCATTGACCAGCATCGGCGCTTCTTTGCCGTGATCAAAGCCACGCACGATCAGTGGCCGGAGAGCCACCCGTTTCAGCCCGACAATACGGAACATCTGCGTTCCTGGCTTCTTGTTCGCGCTGGCCATCACACGGTCAAGACGTTTCATCTCGACGGTGATGGTGATGAGTTTGCGCGGCTGATCCCGGTCATCGTGGCGACGATGCTCAACAAGCACGCCTGGTGCCGCGCGCACGGCCAAGAGCTTCACGTTTGCGTGCCTGAGTCTATCGCCTTCGACAAGTTGGACCATAAGGCGTTCTGCATTCTGAACGATAACGTTGATGAGGTCATCCGCATCGAGACGGGGCTTGACCCTGATCGGCTATTGAGAGAAACGGAAAGCGCATCATGACTGACGGACATCAGGGCTATAAGGGCGGGCTGCGCGGCGCCCAGATGTTTCGACGCCGCGTCGATCAGCTATTCGATGTGATTGATCAGGCCCGACCGGACGACGACTTTACCGGGTGGGGCAATAAGGACGTGTTTCATAACGATCTTGTTAGGTTCAAGGGCATCGACGCGACCGGTTATTTTAATTTGCACGACGACGATCTACGCATTTCAACGGATTCAACGCTAGACGACACGGGAGCACCGCGCATCTGGCCGTTCCGACACACCGTTCTGGTGCCAGGCAAGGACGTCGAGAGTGATGGCTTTGGCGAAAACGCGCTGCAATGTCGGATGATGCGTAGCGTGACCATGGATGCTGCGCGAGGCAAGGCGCGGATTTTTTCCAAGCACATGATTGCAAGCGACACGTTGGTAATTCACAAGTTGCGCGGAAATTGGCGTTTCGTCGCAGCGAACCATTATTACGCTCTGGTGTCGCGCAGTTGGGTTGATGCAAGCTGGTGGCGTCGGACGCACAACGGATGGAAGAATGGAATTGAACTCGCTCCAAAGCTGATTATTCCGCACGCTCTTGAAGTCAACCGCCTCTCGCAAGAGATCAATTTGTCGATGTCATGGTCAGAGGCGCGCAAGGCGCAGTGGCACGTCGAAATTGGTCGGCGTAGCGGCCTGTCCTTTTCGTTTGCAACGCTGGCCTCGCGGGTGTCCGGCATCTTCAAGGCGCGGGAAATAAAGGACGGAGAAAAGCGCCGCGCTGCGCTCAAGAACTGGGTGACAGATCACTGGCGCACGGATGCCGGTGATCCTGACTTTGAAATCTATGTCAGGCGGCATTTGCGCGGGTCCGAAACCTTTGAATGGGGGGACTATTTCTGCACTGTGCATCCGTCAATAACAGATTTAGAGGACGCTGAAGCGGCGAAGATAGAGCGCGAAGCGATGGGAGATCAGGCTCGGCGGCTCAAGTTTGCGGAGCCTGCAGAAAAGCCGCGTTACCGTGTTCGCGCACTGTCGCGCGCCATCTGACGGGCTGCCATGACGAGGCGAGAATTTAGCAAATCCACGAAGCTTGCCGCATGGGAGCGATCACGCGGTCACTGTGAATGCGGCTGCGGCCAGAAGATCGTCACTAGCGCGGAATACGATCATTTTCCGGTGCCTGCTGCGCTTGGTGGAAGCAACGATCTGAGCAACTGCCGCGTCCTCGACAAGCGTTGCCATCGCAAGATCACGGCAGAGAAGGACGTGCCGACGATAGCGAAGGCCGTCAGGGTTGCAGAGAAGCGCGCCGGCATCCGCAAGCGGCAGGGGTTCCGAGGCTGGCGCAAATTCAACGGAGACGTGAAGTGGAGAGCGACATGATTAGAGACTCGCCGGACTACTCTCGGCCATTGCCCGGCGAAGGTATTGGGGCCGTACCGCACGCGCGGCCCCATCCTTGGCCTGAGATGATTGGCGTTGCCGTTGGGTGCGGTGTCGTCTTGTTTTCGAGATGGGCGATTCCTGCCGTGCTTTTCGGCTGTGTGATCGTAGCCATACTAGGAGGGCGGTAATGGCCGTCTTGCGTGTATCCGACCTTGAGGAGATTACGGGCCTATCCATGCGTTACTGGCAGCGGCGCGTAGGCGCTGGCGAGGTCCCTGGGGCTAAAGAGCTTGTGTGTGGCCGCCGACGTGTGTTCCTTATCGACGCCGAGACGTTCAAGGCGTGGTGGGCTCGGGAGGCAAAGCCGATATGTCGAGGGGCATCAGGAAGCGTGGGCGCATCTATTGGTTCCGCATCAACCACAAGGGGCGGACGCACGAAGGCAGCCTACAAACACAAAGCCTCGCCGTCGCTCGCGAACGACTTGAAGCAGTTCGTCGACGGCTGAGTGACGGTTTTCGGGATTTCAGTCTGTGACCGGTGGAGGACGTTTGAAAATTTCCTGGCTGACATGGGCCACCCGCCAGATGGAACATCGCTTGATCGCATTGACAATGACGGGAACTACGAGCCGACCAATTGCCGATGGGCTACCGCTGCAGTCCAAGCAAAGAACAAGAGGCCCCGCTCCCCGGTCGATCCGCGGACCCTATTGAAGAAAAGGCAGGCGGCATACCGAAAATGGAAACTGAACAGGCAAAAATAGGGACAACGACAGTCGGATCAGAATTTTTATTATTTATATTCAAATGGTTGCCTACTTTTGGGTGGCCAGGGTAATGGGACTGCAAATCCGCGTACCCCGGTTCAATTCCGGGCGTGGCCTCCAATATTTCTCAATGAAATCAACGATTCAGTCGCGCAATGCGCGTTAGTCGCGTCTGACGGGTCGGTCAAAAATAGGGACAGAGGCTCTTATTCTGCATCCGCAACGTCGGCCGCCTGAAGCAACAGGCTGGCCAATTCGCGCGCCTCGGTCGAGGGCAGATAGACGTTTACGTCGCATCCATTGCCGACGGAGATGTATAGGCTGATGTTGCACGCCCATTGACCTGGGACGGCGTGCAGCTCCAATCGGGACGGATCGCCGTTGCCAGGGTCGACTTTGCGTCGAAAAACTTTCGGCATCCGCTGCTCCTATGTTGTTATGCGGACTTCCGCGCACGCGGCACCCACCGCACAGGGTCTTGTGGATAGTCACCGCCCCTAGCTTCTCCGAAAATTTGACCTTCCATGTCCAGCACGGTGCAGATGCCCCGTTCGCTGTTCTCAAGGATGTATGCCCTAGGCGGGGTGCCCTCAAGCAAGTGCAGGCATGTCAGGTAGCTGTCACCTTGATAGCTGCGAATTTCCTCCGAGACCCACTTTCTCCTGTCCTTCGTGAGAGTTTCAGCGGCCCTCTTGGCGCGCTCTAATCGCTTCTCACCCGCAGTCATGTGCGCCTCCTAAAATTGTGCGCCTCTAATCTCTACAGTCTCCGGCCAATTCTGCGGCTGAACCGGCGACGTGATTCGCATCAGCTGCGCCACGCGGGCAACGGCTTCGGCTTGCGTCCCATGTGACGACTGCGGGGCTACGCCATCTGGCGACCATTGGTGGATAACGTACCCAGCAGCCGTCGCTTCGATCATGATCACAGATCCGGATTTCATGCGGTCGTAGTGATCCCGCTTAATGCTGCGCGTCACGATGTCCATTTATCTGCTCCTCGTGTGTCATTTCTCGTTCACTGGTGGTCGACCACGCGGCCGGCGCTTCTTCACGTGCTTGCTGTAGTTTCTCACCGACCCGCGCGAAATGCTAAACCGCTTGGCGATATCCACAGTTCGAACGCCTTGGCGAACTAGCGCGGCAACCTCCCGGCGCTTCTCTGGTGTCAACTTCCATTCGCGCCCGAACTTCGCGCCCTGGCTCTTGCGGTGCTGCATGCTGCGCTTGGTTCGCTCCGCGATTAGCGCCCGCTCGAACTCTGCCACCGCTCCAAGCACATGCAGGATAAGACGGCCAACTGACGTGCTGGTGTCGATCGACTGCGACAGCGACTTGAAGTGAATGCCACGCTTTTCGAAGTCCTCTAGCCGCTTGATCAATTCGGACAGCGAACGCGCAAAGCGGTCGAGACTGACCACAACAACGGTGTCGCCCTCTCGAACGTCCTTCAGCAGCAAAGCCATTCCTGGCCGGCGCTTGCTGACCGCTGAAACCTGATCCGTGTGGATGTGATCGCGGTCGCAACCGGCACGCATCAGCGTTGCGATCTGCGCATCCAAATTCTGGTCTTCCGTCGAGACGCGAGCGTAACCAATCAGCAGCCCGCCGCCCTCGTCTTGCTTTATCATAACCGCCCATTGCGATTTCCCGCATCGAAATTGTCATCTTGTGTACCACGGGAAGTTGACAATTACAAGCGGAGCGGCTATCTATCCACCATCAGACACGGGAGAGCGACATGGAACGCTACGTCAGGGGCAACGGAAAGTGGGTAAAGATCACTCGCCGAGCCCGTGGCGTCTATGACGTTTCGTTTGGCTACGAAGGCGATTTCAAGTGCATCACGAGCCGGTCCAAGACCGCACCGTGGCTCAGCCTCGCGCGGGCCTACGCGGCATCATGGATCAACGACTAGAAAGGGCCTCCATGAAACCGCGTACCACATTTGACCCGAAAACGTCGCAATACTGCTGCCCCGTGATCGTCGACACGGATGAGCCAGCAGGCACGCCGTGGCACGTCGCCTATGTTGACGCTGATGTCAACTACAACGGGACCAGTATGGCTATAGCCGTGACGGAGATCGTCGCGCCGGGTGGGGCAACCGTTGATCTGACGGCTGTCGATCTGGAGTGGATCGAGGACCAGTGCCGTGACGCGCTCGCGGATGCTTCGCGAGACGACAGCCTGATTTATAAAATTCGCGCAGCGTAAGAAAGGCCGCCGACATGGGCGTTG